GCCTTCGAAATTCGTAAAGGAACAATTTAATGCCTGAAGATTACTATGATTCATTTGATGGCGACATAAACAAAGACGGCTACGTCACACCTGCGGACAACTTGCTTGCTCCTGATCAGGACCGGGAAAACAAGATTGTCAATCTGGCGCTCACGGAGATGCCAGTTCCTTACATATCTGGACTTAAGCTAAATGCCGATATCCAAATAAATGGGCTGACTCTTAACACTATTGAGATGCCTAACCCCGCCACTTACGGAGCAACCCCAGACCCTAGCCGAAGAATAAACAACTTCTATGGTGCTGTTGTATGGGTAGTGTCTGACATAGATGGATGGTGGAATCTCCCTGACCCTGAGCTACCAGACCTCCCTCGCGGATGGGGTGACGGCTCGTACGGAGCCGTAGGTCGTTATGCTAGTAGAATTGTTGACCTAACTGGTTCTTTCTTGACGCAGTATCCTCAAGATGCCCCTATCGCTAGAAACTTTTTAATAGAGGCAGTGAACCTAGTAAAAACTGGTGGTTGGCTCATAGTTTCTGAGGACTTCGAGGCAGACAGGTCCCTAGTAAGTTTTCCTAGTAATCCTGTAGGTGGGGACTCTTATATAGACCCGACTACTAGCCTGGGCTGGTCCTGGAGCGTGCTTAGAGACATGTGGTTGCCCAACGGAAAAGCGTCTTATGTCAGACTAAACGGCACTCCTCAGATTGCGAATGTCAACGCACGTGGACGTCATGACTTTTCTATAGGACTAAAAGCAGTTGACCCAATTAAGTACGAGTACGTTGATGGAGCAGCAGACGGCTACAACTTGGCAGTAATAACTGCAGACAGTAGCGGCAATGGGCAAGTCATCGTCAAAAATACTGGAAATGTGCCAGTGCCAATTTTGTTAGAGCTTTCTCAGGGGTTCGTTGCTGGCAGTGCTACTCTGATAACTAATAACACCCAAGTACCTCAAACTATTAAAATTACTGGCAGCACTGCCGCCAACACCGCACTAGAGATTGACACTTACAACAGGGAAGCACTACTGGTTCAATACACTTCGGGCGCTGTTACCAACGTCGCTAACGGTAGAGCAAATCTTTCTGTCCTGCTTAATTGGATCTATCTTGAGCCTGGCAATAACGTTATAACCGTCAGCGGATTTCCCGCCTCGGCCACCTGTTATGTGTATTACCGATCTGGCTGGATCGGATAGCTGCTAGAATAATATAAAGACATTCAAGGACAAATGATGGCAATAACGACTGCACCTGACAACGAATCGGTAGACTACCGATACTTCGTATGCGACCTGATGACCAATGAGTTGCTAGCAGAGGTTCCCTTTAGAGACGTCTCTTATTCCAGGTCGCTAACAGAAGCAGGAAGTTTTAATGGCGACATAGCCATAACTCCTGACACATACAACCTAAGTATTTACGAAAACACCCTCCCCGCTAAGACCGCACTGTACGTTACACGTAACGATGTCTGCGTGTGGGGTGGGATTATTTGGGGCCGTACATACAGCCTTGTAGAGAAAGTTCTGTCTGTAACTGCCTCAGAATTCACTAGCTATCTGTCGCACAGAGTTGTGTGGAAGACTTACAATAGCTCATACGAAGCTACTGTTATCGTTGAGTCCGGCACGGCCACTATAACTTTGACTGGTGGTCAGTATGGATTTAGTGTAGGTGAGCAGGTGTTTATCTCCTGGGGTCCAGACTACGCTCTTTACAACGGATACTTCGAGGTCTTGACTATTGGTCAAACTACAGATGCAAGATCGATTATCACCGTTCCGGCAAAATATGTGAATGCTTCTGGGGCAGATACCACAATTCCTAGCTTAGTAGTAGAAGAAGACGAGGACGGTACCGCAGACTACATTACGGTCGAGACCCGTCAGGACACATACAACTACGCTCTAGATCTGATTAGAGAACTGAATACTGATCTATTTGACTTTGACTTTGCTAATAATCTAATTAGACCTGGTATTGATCTGTTCAATGAGATTGGCAGCACATCCCGCAGCGGCAATGTCGCAACTATTGTGTCCACCAAGAAGCAAGAACTTGTTCCCGGCCAAAAAGTCAAAGTGGCCGACGTACAGTCTGATATTGCCTTTAACAACAAAGAAGCGATAGTAAAAGCAATAATTGATGATTATAGCTTTACTTATGAAAACCCCGGGGCCGATAAGGCTAATACCGGTGAGGTCCCTAATACATACGGAATCTCTAACTATCAAAGATCTGCCAATGTTGCAACGTTTGAGACAAAAACAGCGCATCTGTTAAAAGAGGGTGACATCATCCTCATTAGTAATGTTAGCCAAACTTTTGACGGCTACCACCTCGTGTATCAAACGCCTGCGTCTAATTTTTTGTTTAAGGCTGTAATGTTTGGTCTAAATATTGGTAAGAGTTTTACTGCGCTCAACCCCGTGCCAACACCCGCGCCATCGGTTAAGAGAATTGCTTCCGTTACATATAGCACTTTTGGCGAGTTCACGACACTTGGCGATATAGGATTTGATTTTTCCGCTAATAGTACACTTAGCGGAAACCTAGAGGCTAATCCTATAATTAGAGGATTTGAGTTAAGAACCGTAGCAGAGGTTTTAGAGGAGTACTCCACAAAGCCTAACGGCTTTGAGTACCGAGTTGATTGCGAATACGACTCCACAACTAACACATTCAAAAAATACTTTAAGTTCTTACCACTAACCCCTGCCTCGCTTAAGACATGGTTGAGCGGGCAAGTTGATGGATACAGCGGTGCAATCCCTGCTAGTGCTTACGGTGCTGACCAAAGAATCTTTGAGTTCCCCGGCAACGTCTTAGAGGCTCAGTTCGAAGAGAATGCTGAAGATGCGGCCACTAGATTCTTTGTACAGGGTAAGGACTCAAATCTTGGTAGCGCCGCGAGCCAGCCGTACTCTGCTGCATCTAACTACAAATTGCTACGGCAGGGTTGGCCAGTGCTAGATCAAGTAGACGACCTAGACAGCGAAGATGAGAACGTCTTATACAAGCAGGCAGCCAGGCTACTTGAAGAGTCTGTGCCACCGATAAGCACGTTCAGTATTTCTGTAAATGGGTCGGCATACCCCCGGGTGGGCGACTACAACCCAGGTGACTGGTGTTCTGTAAAATTGAACGATGATTTTGTATCTCTACGTGCTGATAGCTATCTAGAGCAAGACTACGGAACAGATAACGGAGTGTTGGTTAGAAAAATAGTAGCCTTCACTGTTGGCGTGCCGGACAGCCCCGGTTACCCAGAGACGGTGACGCTAGAATTAGTCACAGAGCCATCTATACCAATTTCAGGTGTAACTATAGTAGACGGGAAGCCATTCAATGGGAATTAGAAAACGTCGTAGACAGCTCACGACATTAATGAGCCGACTAGATCAAAGAGTGCGGTCGGTAGAACTTAGATCAATCAGCCTGCTAACGACAGACCAGGTAAATGCTGCTGTGGCCGTAGGTGATGCTACCGCTACCCCAGGAGCTTTTGTATCGGCTTCAGCTCCGAATCAATTCTATAAAATTGAAGACGCGTATGTCTACCCAAAGGCAATTACCGGCAGCGAAGACCGCGTAGAGATTTACCTAGAATTCAACCTAGGAGTAGCTAAGGGCGATCGGCTTGAAGTTAGCGGCATCCACGGTACTCAAGGCAACACGCTTGATGTTGATGGGGATAACTTCATTGTTAAAGCGCTTGATACCCCTCCGTGGCTGACTAGAACAGTCCCTGGGGGAGATGCTGGTTATAGGACGAAACATACTCCAACAAATGACCAGCGTTCTGGTGTAGTTATAACCAACACGTATTCTTTTAAGCCTGACTCGGCAGCTCCCACCACGTGGACTAGGTGGTATCAATTGCAAACAAAAAGAGCGATTGACTCCTACTCCATAGTCGGAACCACAGTAACTTTAACCATGAATGCCGTCCACAAGTTTGAGGCCGGCGATACAATGTTTATTAACATTTTTGCAGAAGACTCCAGGGCCTACGGTATCGACGGGCTTTTCGTAATAGATTCTGTGACTACTAATACAATAGTTTACAAGTTGGATGCAGGGGTAGACACCCCCACTGGGGTTGTAGCGGTGCCTTCTGCTACATATTACGTATTCCCTGTAGCCAGAGAGTTTTGTGAGGTAGGGTCAACTTGGACAAGCACTTCCGATGGTGCTATCTACTATTGGAGCGGACTCCGATGGGTGGCATGGTCTTCGGCTAATGCTGCGCCTCAGGACGGTGACCCGCCTGCGCCACCAACAGCCTTAGTAATCGAGAGCGAAGCGGCTCTAGCTCCTCTTACTTACGACGCATACGCTAAAGTAAAGATTTCTTGGACTGCTCCAACCTTGTCGGAGTCAGGCGACCCCCTGACTGACCTGGCTGGGTATGAGATATATTGGCGCAGAGGGCCCTTAGAAGAGTTCAAGTCTAAGATCATCATAGGAACTGGCACGACTGTATCTTTTGACTACAACCCTAAGTTCTTTCAAGACATTCTTTACTACTTTGAAGTAAAGGCTTTCGATTCTGGTCTCCAGAAATCCGTTGCACTAACTGGGACACACACTACTGAGAAATCTGAGGGGTCTGCGGCCATATACCCCCCTACTCTACCCGAAGCAAAGAGCAAGCTGGGAACCATTAAAGTTACTTGGAATGGTAGCTTCCAAACAAGTCCCTCTACAACAGCGCCAGCTTCTGAGGACGTTGTAGCAATGGATGTCTACATGTCCGTAGTGTCTGGCTCCTTTACTCCAGGGCCCAGCACATTTTTGGGTAGAACAGCAGTATATGGATCCGCCGGTGGCTTTCAGGTATTTACCACCGAGCAACTTTCTTATGGCACTGACTATTACATAAAAATTACGGTCTCAGACACTGCTGGCAACACTAGCCCGCCGTCTCTACCGGTGACTGCCAGAATAACTCCTCTAGTTGATACTGACATCATTGCGGGCACGCTAAACAATTGGCCATTTAACGGTGGCGTGGTTCCTGCGGGAGCCCTAGCTGACGGGTCAATCAACGCAGCATCACTACTTGGGCCTAACGTTGTTACTCAGGCCGCGATCTCTGTTAACGCTATTGGTGCAAATCAAATTGCAGCCGGGGCTATTATTGCTGGAAAACTTGGTGTAGGTGCCGTTACTGCTGGCACCATTGACGCTCTTGCTATCACAGCGGGGACCATTGCTGCAAACGCAATAACTACGGATACAATTCAAGCTGGTGCTATTAAAGCTGTAAGTATTGATGCTGACGCTGTCACTGCGGTCAAAATTAAGGCTGACGCTGTCACTGCAATCAAAATTGAGGCTGACGCTGTCACTTCTGTAAAGATTAAAGGCCAGAATGTTACTGCGGACAAATTTGCAGCAACCCTAGCCATAGTCAGCAATATAATTGTTCAAGATCCCAATGCTAACCTCGGACGAATAGAGCTTAGAGGAAACAGTGCTTTAGGTCCTAGGGGCCTTGTCGCCTTTAAGAACTCAGGTGGCGGTGTCGCTAACTCCGCATTTAGGTTCTACACATCTGGTGAGGCGTATCTAGACGACGTAGAAGTTGCTGGAACCCTAGCCGTGTCCGGAAACATTACTGGCGGGCTGATAAGAACTTCTAGCGGAAGCAAGAGGGTTCAACTAAACGGGTCAAACAATGCCATCGAATTCTACAGTGGCAGTGCTCTTAAGGGTGACATAGAAGGTACGAATAGTGGCATAGTAATTAATGGTAATAGTACAGGAAAGCTAAGTATTACTGGTAATACTTCGTCTTTTTCAGGAGCTGTCACTGTCTCCGATAAACTAGTTGTTACGGATAGAATGTCTCAGTTTAACTGGGGCTATCCCACTGGATCAGGAACAACTTTTCCTGTAACAAGAACAAGTACTGGTTCAAGCACTGTTCAGGGAGCCCTAACAACTGGTGGTACATCTGATGCCAGGCTAAAGACTGACGTACATAATATAGAGAACTCCCTTGCCTACTTAGAGCAGCTAAGACCAGTCACTTTTAAGTGGAAGGCCGAGGAGCAGGGCAAAATAAACCTCGGTCTCATAGCTCAAGAAGTTAAAGCTGTAACATCTGAAGACGTGCACCTAGTCTTTGAGACCCCAAACGAAGAACCGTTGGAAGACCCTATTCTAGCAATCGACTACTTATCTTTTACACCGCATCTAATAAAAGCTGTGCAAGAGCTCTCTGCTAAAAATAACGAGCTTCAAGCTAGACTTGACGCCCTAGAAGGTAAATAATGCTCTCGGTAAAAGACGGAGATAGAACCCTCCAATTTAATGGCACCCTACTTGGCAAGTCCTCTTCGGAGCGTAGGGGCGCTTATCGTTGGATAGAGTTCGAGCTCTACCGCACTGAGTCAGGATCCTTTATACTTTCGCGTATCGGCGTCTCCCTTATTTTCCATGGAGCAGCCTGCTCTCTAGTCACCAAATACAAGCTTCCTGACGCTCCTAACTATGAGCTCAGAGAGAATGCGACTCCTTGCCCTGAATGTAATCCAGATTTCAGCCTTGACCTTGTGTTCCCTGAGAAGTATCGTTACTGGGCATTGGTAAGCGAAAACCCAGAGGCGGTTCTAGAAGCACTATATAAGCATGACGATTATGGGACTAAATACTTAACGTCCGTGGCCCAAAGGTTGCTAGAAGGTGCTGCACGACTTGACTTAGACTTGGCGAGCGTATACAATTACCAAATAATCCCTTAGGGGTACTTAACTAAACGAAACGACAAAAATGACAACAGGACTTGAAGGAGTAGAGCTCAAGCTAGTCAACTCGGTTGATGAGGCCCAGAACTTTATATCCTGGCTAGGCGAGCGTCGCCCACATAATGCCATTGCAATTGACACTGAAACTGGCGAGCTTCCTGGCAACCCACGCAAGGATGCCCTATCACCTTGGCACGGACGTCTGCGTCTAGTACAGGTTGGCGATGCTATGACTGGATGGTCTATCCCTTGGGACGACTGGAAGGGCGTCTTCTATGAGTCGATGGAAAAGTTTGACGGACCCCTTGTGTGTCACAACGTAGCTTTCGAGGCTAAGTGGTTTGACATGCAATCAAGCTGGTCGATACCGTGGCACAGGGCTCACGACACAATGATTATGGGTCAAATACTCGACCCTCTTGGCTCTGGTGCTCTAAAGAAACTTACTCAGCAGTACATCGATCCTCAGGCTGCAAACCTGCAGAGAGTCCTAGACGACGGGCTTATAGATAATGGTTGGACTTGGGGCTCCGTACCATTGGACTTTGAACCCTACTGGGCTTATGGAGCTCTTGATCCAGTTCTAACAATGCGTCTATGGGAGAAGTTCTGGCCAAAGTTTTGCCCGGGTGCTGACTATAGCCAGGCCTACGAGCTAGAGATGAATACTCGTCGAATTGTTACTCGTATGGAGCTCAATGGCGCAAGAGTGGACCTGGACTACTCTCAAAAGAAGCATGATGAGCTTGTGGGCTACACCGAAGATGTCCGCTCTTGGGCCAAGAGTACCTACAATGGTCTGGCTATTGGCAGCAACCAGCAGCTAGTAGCTCAGCTTGAAGAGCTAGGTGCAGAGATTACTGCTAGGACTGAGACGGGACAGAAGTCCGCCTCTGCCGATCAGCTAAAGCTTTTGGTGATTCACGGAACCCCTGAGGTCCAACAACTGGCGGAAACTACCTTGAAGTACCGTAAGGCTGGAAAGTTGGCCAGTACTTACTTCTCAAACTTCTTAGAGAATAACGTTAATGGTTTTGTACACCCTTCTGTGAAGACAATGGGTGCGCGTACTGGACGTATGTCTATCCAGAACCCAGCGTTGCAGACTCTGCCTAAGGGAGACGACACTGTACGTCGTGCATTCCTCCCTAAAGATGATGACCACGTAATTATCACTTCTGACCTTGACCAGGTTGAGTTCCGTATGTTTGCCTCGCTCTCTCAGGATGAAAACTTAATTAATCTTTTCCTTAATGCTGATGCGACTGGGTCTGACCCTTTCACTGAGATTGGACGAGAGATTTATCAAGACCCTAGCATGCAGAAGTCTGACAAGAGGCGTGCCTTGATTAAGGGTGTTGTCTATGGGCGTCTGTATGGAGCAGGTGTTGCTAAGCAAGCCCTTACAGCTGGCGTTCCAGAAGATCAGATGCGTGCAGTATCGAATGAGTTTGACGTTAGGTTCCCTGGCATGCAAGAGTTTCAGAAAGCAGTGGAAGAACGAGGGTTGTCTAGGCTAAAAACTGAAGGTCAAGGCTATGTGACTACTTGGACTCATAGAAGGCTCCCCTGCGACGACGACCGTGTCTACACACTTGTCAACTACCTAATCCAAGGTGGTGCAGCTGAGGTATTTAAGTCAAACTTGGTAAAACTAGACCAAGCAGACCTAACGGAGCTGCTAATTGTCCCTGTACACGATGAAATTGTGTTGAATGCTCCTAGGTCACAGGCGTTGGAGATACAGCAGATAGTCAAGGAATGCATGACAACCACGGAGGGATGGAAAGTCCCTCTTACGGCAGATGTTGATGGTCCACTAGAGCATTGGGGTGCAAAATATGCCTAAGAGGTATGTTTTATCGGTAGATCCAGGGAAAGCTACTGGAATAGCCCTGTTTAGCCTCGAGAGCGGTTCTGAGCCTGTTTTAGAGTGGTCAGGGGAATTCCAGCAGGATGAATACGCAGCCCCTATACGTGTCGTTCTAGCTGATACAGAGATTTCTCAGAACTTGGAAGTAGTTTGCGAGCGGTTCACTATAAATGCTCAGACTTTGCGGAATTCGCAGGCCCCATACAGCTTGGAACAGATAGGCATTTTGAAGCAGTGCATGCTAGATGCGGGCAGAAAGACTGAAGACGTACTGTTCCAGTCTCCGGCCGATGCAAAAGCTATGTTTCCGAACGAGGCGCTTAAGTTTTTAGAGTATTGGCATCGAGGTGGCGAGGGTCACGCTCTAGATTCAATCCGACACGGGCTACTAAGACTTGTGAAAACAGGTTGGAAGCCTATAAGATTGCTAGAAAGATAAAGTATTATCAAAAAATAGTTGCATAGGTTCTTTTTTTCTGATAATATATAAATACAAAATGACGAGATGGAGGCCAAGTGCCTGTTTATGTTGAGCTAGATGAGTCTTCTAGTCACATTCAGATTAACGCTGAGTGGCGACTAAAAGAAATCTGCCGAGCACTCCCAGGATCGACCTGGAGTTCCAAAGAGCAGCTTTGGCGTATCCCGGTCTCATGGACTGGATGTCTAGCCTTACGCGCCACATTTAACTCCGAATTAGAAATTGGGCCTCGACTATCTGAGTGGGCTAGCAATGAGCGAGCAACCCGAGTAGACCCAAGCAATGCACTGCGAGATCTTGAAAACCAAGAAGAGGGCGATCAGGACCTATTTCCGCACCAGCGAGCAGGAGTAGACTTCCTCTCTAAGGCCCGCAGAGCCCTACTGGCGGATGAACCAGGCCTAGGTAAGACTGCACAAGCTATTCGTGCCTTGAAGCGCTTACAGGACCAAGGAGAGGCTGTTTTCCCTGCACTAATTGTTTGCCCAAACACTCTAAAGAGTAACTGGCAGCGAGAATTTGCTAGATGGTGGCCAGGTGTCACTGTCTCCATAATTAAGGGAAGTGCTGTACAAAAGAAAAAGGCCTTTGAGACCGAAGCAGACGTTTACATTATTAACTGGGAGTCTCTCAGAAGTCACTCTAGGCTCTTATCCTATGGTTCTATCGCTCTAGCTAAGTGCGACGAGTGCGGAGGCCATGACTCTAAGGTCAGCCTTGCCCGTTGCGAAGTCCACACTAGAGATCTAAACATTATCGACTTTAAGGCTGTAGTAGCCGATGAAATACACAGGTCGAAAGATCCAAAGAGCAAGCAGACCAGAGCCCTCTGGGCAGCAACTGGAAATGCAGATATCCGCTACGCACTAACTGGCACGCCTATTGCAAATAACGTAGTAGACCTGTGGCCAATTCTTCACTGGCTTGACCCTAAAGAGTGGCCAAGCAAGACTAAGTGGATTGACAGATACGTCAACACCATGATGAATGCTTTCGGTGGAATGATGGTCATGGGGCTTAAGCCAGGGATGACTGATGAATTCTACGCTGGAATTAATCCACGTATGAGACGCATGCTCAAGGCTAGGGTTCTGCCATGGCTCCCAGAGGTCATTACAGAACGTCGTGACGTAGAGATGGGTGCTAAGCAGCTCAAGGCCTACAAGCAGATGCTTGAGAATATGATTGCAATGCTAGAGGGCAGTGACTCTGAAGAGATGACTGGAGACGCAGTTGTAGCTCCTAACCCTCTGACTCAAGCGATTAGGCTCTTGCAGTTTGCTAGTGCCTACGCTCAAGTAGAGGTGTCCGAGAGCGGCGAGGAAAAGATTCGACTGTCCGACCCCTCTTGTAAGGTTGACGCTCTCATGGATGACATGAAGAATGGCGACTTTGGTGATGATTCGGTTGCAGTCTGTGCCGTATCTCGTCAGCTTATTGAGATACTGAGCGCACGCTTGACTAAAGAGGGTATCAACCACGGCCTAATTACTGGTGCTCAGTCGGGAGACGAGCGTCAACAGGCTATCGATGATTTCCAAGCCGGGAAAATTAAGTGGATCTTGTTTACTGCCCAAGCGGGTGGTGTTGGAGTTACCTTGACAAAAGCTAGACGTCTTGTTATGCTTCAAAGACCATGGTCGCTTGTAGATCACAGGCAGGCCTTGGACCGAGTACACAGGATTGGCTCAGAGATTCATGATTCGATCATAATCACTGACTATGTTACAGAGGGAACCATAGAAGAAAGAGTTATTGAAGCTTTAGATGTAAAGTCTGATAACTTCGATGAAATTGTACGAGACAGAGCAAAGCTAATGGAAATGTTAAAGAACGGAGTACCGGGTAAATAATGACAACAGCAACAGGACCAGTAAGGATCTCTAACTCAGAGATTCAAACATTTAAAGACTGCCGTAGGCGTTGGTGGTTGACCTACTATCGACGTATGCGACCAAAGGTACAGAACTTTACAGGTGCGCTCGCACTGGGATCACGTATCCACGAAGCTCTAGACCGACACTACTCGACTGGTCAGGACCTTCTAGAGGCGCACACTGACCTAGTCAGGGACGACCTAAAGAAGCTAAACGACTCGTACAGAGACACATCATCGCTGGAGACCGAAGCCGAGCTTGGTCGCATTATGCTTGAAGGCTACCTAGAGTGGGTAGAAGAAGAGGGCATTGACGCTGAACTTGAGATGATCTCGACCGAAGAGATCCTAGAACGCCCAATGATGGATGGCAAAGTCATCCTCCAGGGCAAGATTGATATGCGCGTCCGTCGTAAGATTGACGGTGCTCGCATGATCCGTGACTTCAAGACCGTTGGTGGCTCTTTCGCTGACTTCGGTTCTATGGCTCACATGAACGAGCAAGTCAAGACTTACATGCTTCTAGATGAAGCACAGGGGTCAGAAGACGGAACTCGCACTGACGGTGCCATCTTTACTATGCTTCGTAAGGTCAAGCGTGGTGCTTATGCTAAGCCACCGTTCTATGACCAGATTGAAGTCCGTCACAATAGATTTACACTTCGTGCATTCCTAGAGCAGCTAGAAGGGACACTTACTGATATGCTTCGTGTCCGTGATGCTCTTGACGAGGGAGGTAGTCACTATGCAAATACCTACCCAACTCCTAGCAAAGACTGCAAATGGAAGTGTCAATTCTTCGCTATCTGCCCGCTGTTTGACGACGGCTCGGCAGCAGAGGCCGCTCTGAGCGATTCGTTTGAGTCATCCGACCCATACGGTTACTACGGAATAGAAGAAAAGAAGGGAAGTGAGTAATGAGTAGTACAGTAGATCGCAGTTTAACAATTATGGTTTATGGCGAATCAAAGGTTGGCAAGTCCAGCTTTGCTGTAACATCTCCATACCCACGTCTCATGCTTGACGTTGAAGGTGGGCATCGTTTCCTGCCTGTCACCATCAAGTATTGGGATCCGCTAACTGAAGAACCACCGCAAGCTGACGGTACCTGGGACACTGTTGTAGTCCAAGTCCGAAACTATGACGTTGTCATAAAGGCTTTCCAGTGGCTTCAGTCAGGGAAGCACCAGTTCAAGTCCTTGATCATCGACTCCATCTCGGAGCTGCAGGTCAAGTGCATGGAAAACATCGCTGGTACAGAGCAAATGAAGATGCAACAGTGGGGCGAGCTACTTCGCCACATGGGTGCACTACTTCGTGACCTGCGTGACCTTACGATGCACCCTACCCAGCCTCTTGAGGCCGTGGTTCTAACCGCTATGGCGCGTAAGGGTCAGGACGGCGTTTACCGTCCTTACCTACAAGGCCAGCTAGCGATTCAGGCCCCGTATTTCTATGACATCCTTGGCGCTCTTACAGTGGAAACGGAACCAAATCCAGATCCAATGCAGGCCCCCTATCAGGTACGACGTATGTACGTCGAACGCACACCTGAGTGGGAGGCTGGAGAGCGCGTCCAAGGGCGTCTAGGTAAAGTAGTACAGCAGGGAGACCTTGGAGTCGAACGTATGCTGGACATGGTCTTCGGTGAGAAGGCTACAGAAGTAACAACAAATAAGAAATCAAACTAAGGAGAGACATGAGCACAATTAATTGGTCAGATCTGGTCAAGCAGGCCGGAGACACCGCATCAAGCACCAACTTCGAGCCACTGCCAGACGGTGACTACGAACTAAGGGTCGTACAGGCCGCAGCTACAACCACATCTACTGGCAAGATCATGTTCAAGGTGACCAACGAAGTTCAGGGCGGCCCGTTTGCTAACCGTCGTGTATGGGACCAGCTAGTAGTAACTACTGACAACCCGAAGGCCATGAACATGTTCTTCATGAAGGCTGCTGCAATGGGCCTTGGTCGTACATTCTGGGATGCAAACCCTACTAACCCTCAGGTAGAGACAGCACTGAATGGTCGTAGCTTCCGTGCAACCCTAGGAAAGCGCACCTACAATGGCACGGAAAGCAACGAAATCAAGCGTTACTTTGCAAGCCAGGCTGCTGTAGAGACACCTTTTGCAGCTAGCGCACCACCAGTTGCAGCTGCACCAGCACCGGCACCTGCACCAGCACCGGTTGCAGCTGCCCCAGCACCTGCACCAGCCCCAGCACCAGTCTCACCAGTGACTGCTGCAGAACAACCGTTCTAAACATATAGCTAGGCGGGGCATCTATGGTGCCCCGCTTCTGCTAGCTAAGGTGAAAATGAAAATTTTATTT